GAATTTGAAGGAGTGTTACCTACATCACCATTTGGAGGCAGATACGGTTTAAGTATTGCACTCTCAATAGTATATGATGGATTGGATTGATCTTCTTCGCTCATCTACTTATCTTGCTTTTAAATTCTTTTACAACAAGTGGTAAGAACCTTTTATCAATTAAAAAGATTTCTTTTTTGTTATCATTTTTTGCTTCTTCGTCTTCGTAAATACGCCAAGCTTTCCATTCATCAGGAATAATTCGTTTGATGATAATCTTTCGACCGGTTTCAGTACGCAAAATAACTCTATCTTCTGCACGAAGATAAATGGTACGGAATGATTCCGGTGCAAGTCTGATAATTTCAACAGCCATTAGTAAATAATACCTCCGCCGGTTCCATCCTCACCTGCGTCGCTTGCAGTTTCTGTAACTTCTTTACTTAAATCAACTTCAACGTCTGAGTTTTCAGAATCGTCAACAGAAATTACATTGTCTTCAAATACAGGGTCAATTTCTCTATAATAATAAATGATATTCTCATCAGATTCTTCACGAGTCCATTCAAGAATATCGTTTCCTTCTTTACCGCTTTCTTCACGGTACTTATCAATAAGATAGTTATTAAAATCTTCTGTCGCTTTTGGCCATTCGTGATAAGGATCCACGATGTTATTACTCAAATAAACAACCCAAGTATAATCAGTACTGCCATAATAGAAATTAGCAATATCCTCAGGACGTTCTCCTTCGTGGATTGTGTATGGCTGAAAGGCAAATGGGTTTGTTGTTACGCTCTTAATAAAACTATTTCTTCGAGTAATATCTCGAACTTTATATCCGTCGTAGTCAACAATTGGAAAATTTTCAAAATATTTTGTAGCCATTATGTAGATCCTCCTGATGTACCTTCGGCTGTACCTTGGCTTGGAATATTTTCTCCGTTTTCATTTTCGCCAGCTGTTGTTTCCGGTGGAGTTACCGCGTCTTCATAATCATCTGCTGTTTCAATATCAAGTTCTTGGAAACTCATCGAGAGTTCAACTGCAGCAGGTACGCCGCCTTTTGCGATTGCGGTAATACCACCACCGCCGCTATAATTTACCGAAACGTTTGAAACCATACAAGTTTTAAATTTCATAAAGTGTTCTTGATTAACGCCAAGCAAATACATATCAACAGTGCTTGGGAAATTCAAAAGAACGCGAGGAATTCCGACAAATTCTTCAGTTGAAGGTAATGTGTTTCTTTTAATAGTACGAACAATATTACGAATCATTTCTGAATCTTGTTTATTACTCGGAAACAATTGCCAACTAAATGAATGGCTTTTTAAACCTACACCTTCAAACGTCAAAGTTTCTCGAGGGTTAACAACTTGGCCGAGTGCGGCATTAAGAGTACTAATTGCAGTACCACCCATTCCAGGAATGTTATGGATTTGGCTTCTTAACAAATAAGCAAGTCCTGCTGTCCCGCCACCACCTCTTGCATCTACAACACTGTTTAAAAAATTGCCTGCGTCTTCAAACATTTGTTTACCATCAGCGCCAGTTAAGTATGAGCCAATACCTTTTGTGGCATTAAATATATCTCCACCAATGTCAGCTAAACCTGATCCCAAATCACTGAGGCTTCCTTGTCCTTTTAAAAACGATTCTATTTTAGGATTTGATAATGCACCTTCAACCAAAGCATTGCGTTCAAATGAGGCGAGACGAATATCGTTTGAATCTGTAAGCTGTTTAGGGAAAGGCAATTGAATACCTACAGAACCATTCAACTCAATCTGCCGGCCTGTTGCGCGCCCTTTTGTGGGTTCTGACAATAACTCGCGGCGTGAATCAGCCCATTTTTTATATTCGTATTTTTTAAAGATAAGCAGAATCGAGTGCGGCGTTTCCTTTGTTGGAAAGACCAGCAAGTCGCTACTTTTACCACGTATTGACTTGCGGCGAGCAGCTTCAACCGAATTCTTGCTTACATTGGTGTTCTCAGCCATTAAAGCCTACCTTTTTTATATAAATATCTCTATGGATTATTTATACTGTAATAGTGGAGTGAAAGTTGGCGCATAGTGGTAGATTTCGTCCGAAAAACCCACAAAAGTACAAAGGGGACCCAACTCGGATTATTTATCGCTCTTGGTGGGAAATGAGAGTATTCCGAGATATGGATATTCATCCTGATGTATTATGGTGGCAATCAGAAGAAGTGATCGTGCCTTATGTATCGCCAATTGATGGACGCCGACACCGATATTTTCCTGACGTTATTGCACACGTAAAAACTAAGGATAATAAACGGAAAACTATTATGATTGAAATTAAACCGAAGGCTCAGACAAGGCCTCCAGATGTAAAGAATAAAAATACGGTAAAAGGTCGACTATCAAGGCGATATCTGAATGAGGTTCGTACTTGGGGAATAAATGAAGCGAAATGGAAAGCCGCTAAAAATTATTGTGCGGATCGTGGATGGGAATTTCAGATTTGGACAGAAGACCATATACCGGGAGCGAAATAAATGGTAGCAAAAGTATTTGATGATATATTGCTGAAAGGTATCCGATCTGGTGAAGCGCCAGGTCGTACAGCAGCAAGTCGTGAATGGTATCGGAATCAAGCTGCAAAGATTAAAAAAGGTAGAGTTACCGAAGCTCAATTAACAAGTGATAGAAACCGTCGTCGTGAAGAACAGGCAAATGGCAATATGTATTTCTTTGGATACGATGCAAAGCATAAAGGTAAGTTGCCATATTACGACAGGTTTCCGTTGATATTTCCAATAGGTCCAGCAAAAGGTGGATTTTATGGAATTAACTTTCATTATTTACCGCCAAGATTACGAGCACAATTAATGGATGCTTTATACGATACAGCAAACAACGATAGATTAGATTCATCAACAAAGCTACGTATATCGTATGATATTTTAAAAAGTGCATCAAAGTTTAGATTGTTTAAACCTGCTATTAAGCATTACCTTGCTCAATATGTTAGAACTCAATTTGTTTATGTGGAACCTTCTGAATGGGACATTGCGTTGTTTTTACCGACTGCTGACTTTGTTGGCGCAAGTAAGAATAAAGTTTATTCAGACTCAAGAAAGATTATAAGCGGATAAGAATATGTCATTTAATATTAATGAATTTAAATCACAAATGAATCGCTTCGGCGGTCCTGCTCGAACGAGTTTATTTCAAGTTCAATTTGTTGGTACACCAATTTTATTCGGCACAAATGCACGAGAGCGAGACCTAACATTCTTTTGCTCAAACGCACAAATACCAGGTATGACCGCGACAACTTCGGACTATTTGTCAGTTGGCGGAAGACCAAAAACATTTGTAACTGGTATGAATAACGAACCTGCAAGCTGTGTCTTTATGCTAGATTCTGACCATCAGATTCAAAGATTTTTACATGGATGGTTTCAGAAAGTTGTTAATTACAGTACAGCAGGTGGTAATCTATCAGAAGTTAATGGAATGCTACCGTATGAAGTTGGCTTTAAAGATGAATATACTTGCCGCATGATTATTCGTCATTATAGTACATATCAACCAAATCAAAATTTTCTTGAAAGACTTTTTGATCCATATTATTATGAAGTAATACTTGATAACGCATTTCCAACGACAATATCTCCAACAGATTTAAGTTGGTCTAATAGCGATTCGGCGGCAGTTATGGCAGTATCTTTTGCTTATGATAACATTTATTATGATGGTGAACGAGTTGGTGTCCCATCTAATAGATTATCACGTGGCTATGGTTTGCTTGATTTACTTACAACCGTCGGACAAATTAATCAGCTCGTGGATATTGGGTTTAGACCACAAGGTATCCAAGATGCAATAAATAAACTAAATCGTTTTAATAATACGGTGAATACTATAGGATTATAATGGAGAATTGAATATGGGCGCACCCTTACCAAAAATTGACTTGCCTATTTACGAGATGCTTCTTCCATCAACAAAAGAAAAAATCAAGTATCGTCCTTTTACTGTAAAGGAAGAAAAGATTTTGTTGGTGGCACAAGAATCTGGTGAACCTGAGCAGCAAATCGTTGCGGTTAAACAAATTGTGAATAACTGTTTGATTGACCGAGACGTTTCAGAATTTGCAATGTTTGACCTTGAATTTGTAATGTTAGCATTGCGTTCAAGATCGGTGGATAATAAAATTCCAATCAAGATTCAAGACGAAGAGACAGGTGAAAAGGTTGAATTAGAATTAGATCTTGAAATGGTTGAATTGGAAACTCACGATGAACACACAAATCGTGTACCAATTAATGAAAACTATACATTGTTTTTAAAATATCCAACCATTGACGAATTCATTCAAATTGCTACGTCTGATCCGAACGATCCTCTAACAAGTTATTTTATTTTGATTTCTTGTTTAGATAAGGTTGCTTCTGACGATGAGGTATTTGAATTTAAAGATTATAAACGAGAAGAAGTTGATAAGTTTATGGAAGATGTATCATCTGACGTTGTCCGAGGAATTGAAAAGTTCTTTGATACAATGCCAGCAATGAAATACGAAATTCCATATGCATTGAAAGATGGCACAGAAAAAACATTTAAGGTAGCAGGCATAAACGCTTTTTTTTCCTGATGCTGTGTCATATTAATCTAAAAGATTACTATAGAATAATTTTCGCCATGGCACAGCACCATAAATACTCTATAACGGAGATTGAAAATATGTTGCCGTACGAAAGAGATCTATATTTTGGTATGTTGACTGAACACTTAGAAAAACAACAGGATAGGTAAGGCAAATGGCATTATCGGCAGAAACCAAAGCAATCATTGAAACACTTAAAGCAGAAGGTGTTGCATTAAGAGAAGGTAACAATACCAACTCTATTGGGACAATGAATGTAAAATTAGATCGCCTCAGCGGGGTCTTGGAATCTGTCGCAAAAAGCCTTCAAGCACAAACTAGTGTTCTTGTTGATTCTGCCGCACAAGAAAAAGCTGCGCGTGAAAAGGCTGCATTGCAAGCAGAATTAGAATCAGTCAAAAAGAAAAAGAAAGAAGATGAAAAGAAAACCGAAAAGGTTGATCTTGCAAAGGAAATCAGATCTGCAATTCCAAATATGCTTAAAGGACTTCAGCGTACTTTAGGTAATTTCTTAATTGGTGGTATTGGTGCTCTTGCATTAGGTGGTTTCGTTACAGGTATTGCCGATAATTTAACAGGTGGTGGATTTTCTAAATTCATTAATGATTTTATCGGTGGAGACTGGGAACAGATTCGCACAAGCTTAGCTGAAGGCGGTTACAATTTCTCGGACGGCATTAACAAAATGCTAACCTTTACTACAAGATTAGCACCAGGCGGTGATTTAAACGAAAAGATTACAAGCTTTATTGATGCAATTGCTCCTGTCACTGCGTGGTTAATTGAAAATCCTTTATTAGGACTAGGCGCTGTATTAGCAGGTGGTGCGGCATTAAAATTTGCTATGAAAGCATTAACTCGTAATTTAAGAAGAACAGCAGTAAAACTGGCGGTTGGTGGTCTTGCTGCATTATCTACTGGGTTATTAGGAAAACCACCTAAAGCGGATGTTGATGTTGATGGTGCAAAAGCCAAAGCAGACGCTGCAAAAGCACAAGCCGAAGCAGACGCTGCAAAAGCAAAGGCAGATGCAGAAGCTGCAAAAGCAAAAGCAGATGCCGAAGCAAAGTTAAGAAAAGGACAAAAGTTAACTCCTGACCAATTAGATGCTCTTGCCGGCCGTGGTAAATATGCGACTGCCGTGGCACCAGGAGTAAAAGCAACTGCACCTGAGGTTATGTCTGAATCTCCAAAGAAAGCTAATTTTGCATTTACCGGTGACGATGGCACAAAATACGTTACTACACAAGACGGTGCAATTAAAAGAGCTGATAGCTCACAAGGTAGATTTATTTCTAATATGTCAGGTAATCTTGTTGATCTTGATAAATCACCTACTGTGGCTACTAAACCGCCTGTGGAACCAATGAAACCTGGTGACCTTGGTAAAAAATTAGCAGCGGAAAATAAAGGAAAGGTTGCTAAGTTAATTGCAAAGAAAATGGTTGGTGTTGCAGTTAAAGCTGTGCCTGTTTTGGGTGCCGCGGTCGGTGCTTGGTTTGCTGCTGTAAGTTTAGCAAAAGGTGATATCACATCAGCAGGATTAGAAGGCGGTTCAATTTTCCTACCATCACTATCAGGTGTACCTGTTGATATTATGGCAGTTGCCACAAGTACTTTCTTTGATACGTATGGTATGTCATACAATCCTGCAGATCCTGAGCACCGCGAGATGATGAAAGATATTCTCGAGCAAGTGGAACAGGCATTTGAAGATTGGAAGAATAAGAAAGATTTAGATGCACAAACAGCGTACGAAGAAGGTGACTCAATGACTCGTGCGGAAATGAATGCTCGTGCTGAACGTGCTATAATGGGTTATAATGAAATGAATGGATCTTATCTTGGTATCACACCTGGCATGGCAACTGGCCTTGGCGGTGTTACAACAAGAACTGCGCCTGCAGGATTCTTTGGTGGATTCCCATCAGCTGACGAAAATGCAGATTTCTTTGAACAAATGAAGCAAGGTCAATATTATGCAGGTTCTGCAGCAAACTTAGCAATGCACGAGCAACTTGCGGCGAAAGGTGGTGGCGGCGGTGGAACCTATAACGATAATCGCGTTACAAATAATGTAGTACAAGGCGGGGATACGGTTCAAAACAGTAGCGATGCTGCTGTTATACAATACGGCGGAGAAGGAAGTGGAACAAGACCCGGGATGGGTAGTGTTAATGTTCCCGGGTCTGTCCAGTAATATTATTTGTCGCCTTTATCAGAAACGAATGAATACATTTCTTTGGCTTTTGCCATCATATCTTCAACAGAATACATTTCTGTAACTTTTTGAAATTCTTCCATTTGCATCTTACCTTGCTCCATCATTTTTTCAGCAAATGACACGTTCATGTGATATTGCTGATCCATATACTCTTTTGCAAGTTGTAACATTTCTGAACGAATTTCGAATGGGTTTTTATTTGACATAATTAGTCTCCTGTGTATGTGTGGGTTACAAATATTCATTTAAGCTCTTTCTAAAGTGGAGGGGCTTTCACCCTCCTAGCTTTTTATTTATTCCGTTAGAAGTTCAGGCTCGGAAGAACCACCAATGGCGATCTTACGCGGTTTCTTTTCTTCAGGAATAACGTTCTCAAGTTCAATTGTAAGAATGCCGTCAACGAACTCGGCGCCACGAACTACAATTGTGTCTGAGAGTGTAAAGGTACGACGGAATTGACGAGCGGAAATTCCACGATGTAGATAACTTCCTTCTGTCTCTTTGTCTTCTTTCTTACCTTCCACTGAAAGAACGCCGTCTTTCAATTCAACATCCAATTCATCACGTCCAAAACCTGCGACCGCAATCTCAATATGATAATTGTCGTCATCAACTTTTACGATGTTATATGGAGGGTAATTTGTTTGACCCGGAGTTTGTTGGTGCATACGATCCAATACGCGATCGAAACCAATAAAGAAAGGGTCATTTAATAGGTTGGCAGTAATTCTGCGTGCATTCATTTTGCTATCTCCTTTTGTTTAAGCAAGATTTTAAAAATGGGAACCCGTTTGGCATTCCCATTATTATTTATAACACAATACTATGATTGTGTCAATAAAAAATTAACCAGTTGAGCCAAAACCACCGTTACGGTCTGTTTTTTGCTCTGGGCGATCTGTAGTTTCTACAAGCTCGTGTTGTTCTACAGGAACCAACATGCATTGTACTAAGCGGTCGCCATTTTCAATTGTAACTAAGCTGTCAGTGACGTTCTGTAACATCATATATGATTCTTCAACGTAATCGGAATCAATAATGCCAGTGCCGTTTGCCATTACAAGACCTTTCTTCAATGCAACACTCGAACGAATAAACATTTTTAAAACGTTATTCTCGGGTATGTCAAAGATTAATCCTGTCGGAACCAAAACGCGAATCCCAGGAGGTAATTGAAATGCGTCAGGATTTGTCCCAACGCCTTTCACAACAATAGGTTGTTCTCTGTTCCAAGAATTATATGATTTTAGGTATTGACCTTTGGTAATACATGCTTTAATATCAAAACAAGCAGATCCTTGAGTTGCGTAGGCGGGGATCTCAGCCTTTTCATTCACTTTATATACATTCATAATAATCACTTTTTCCCAATATTATATTTGGCCTCCAAAATCCATTGATCTTTTTCTTTGTGAGATAGGATTTTAATTTGATTAAGAGGAGCAACCGGATCTTGCGATTTAGCAGGATCAACGATTTCAATCAAATCCCATTCTTCAAGCAGGTTCACAATCGTATTGCGACGTGCTCGATCTTCATCTGTAAATGTATTGTTTTTGCCGTCAAGAATAAACAATTCTTTAAAGTGTAGAATTGAGTACTTACCTTGTTTGTGGAGAATGTGACAAGATTGATATAACTTCTTTTCCTTACGTGAAGAAATACCAATACGAGTCAGGGTCTCTTTGACCTTTAAAAAACTATCCGGCGTTGGAAGTCTAATTTCCACTCCGACTCCTTTAAAAATATCTTCAGTTTGCATAATAAGCAGCACCTTTTATTATAGTTATTATTTTTCATGCTGTTGTCCACCATGACCATCAGAATATTTATCATTTTCTGAATTTAACCACCGGTAAATAGCTTACTATGCACTTGTTTCAATTGATCCGCAGACAAAGCTTTTAGGTACATCTTTGCCACGGTACGATTACATTGATAGACCTGCTGAATTGCGTCAAGGTCTTTACTTTTTTCTGCTTTGTGCCATTTTGAAAACCGCTTGCGTTTGCGTAAGGCACTAAAGTAATAATCAAATTGAGCACCATTAAACATATGGGCACGTTGATTCATTTCATTGGCATGCAAGATAGTATCTTCAAAGTTAGCAAAGCCACGATTGACCATATACGGAATGTATTCCTTTTCGGTCAGTTCAGGATTATCCGATTCTTGAATAAGATGTTTCTTTGTCAGGGAAACGGCATTCATAAAATCAAAAGGTGTAAACTCATTCTTCGCCATTGTATATCTTCTCAAGTTCAATCAATACATCATTGAATTCCATTGCACAAGGTTCACAGGCTGTCATCTTATGAGGACCTTCAAGGGTATCAATGTTAATTGTATAGATCTCTTTTTTGTTTAACTTTTTATCGCAAAAACCACAAGTGTGTTTCTCGATAAGACGGCTCATCCATTCACTCATACCGAAATATCAATCGTTGAGTTTGGTCGCTCAGTAGGAACAAGTTCACCGCGGCTGTTATAACGAGTGTATTCATGCTGTACGCTTTCAACCGATGTAACACCAGATGCCGTTTGAAGATGCTTTGTTTTCTCGACGACAACCTTATCATCTCGTACGACAATGGTTGAATAAGCACTGGTTACTGTGAATGGCATAATACCATAGATTTCTGTATTCGTCATTTGAAGCTTGCCTCCATCATAATTTCGGTTAGACACGCAACCATATTTATTTCAAGGTCAGCAACAAAGTTAGCCTTATACATATAATCAGCAAGTGTTACGATAAAACCAGGTTGTGAACGAAGTTCAACCTTGTCATTTGCCATATCATAGATACGACGAAACATTTCATTCATATCTTGATCTGAATTCTTTGCAACCCATTTACGCATTTCTGAAAAGTTCTTTGCCTTTAACAAACGGAACAGTTCATCAACTGATTCTTGTTTCAGGTTAACAAAGATACCTTCGTCAATACGACCTGATGCTGCATAGGATTGGAGTTCAGTCAATACACGACGGAAATCAGGAAAGTGCTTTTCAATAACTTTGGCAACTACCTTGTTATCGTATTCAACGTTTTCGTTATCAAGAATTTGTAGAACACGTTTATAGAATTGAGCTGCCATCTTCGGACGCTCGGATTGCTCGATTGTGAAATCAACTTCAGACAGTCGAGAGCGAAGAGGAGCAATTATACGATTCTTAAAGTTACAAGTAAAGATAAACCCACAGTTGCTTGAATATTCTTCAATAAAATTTCGGAGTGCGGGCTGAACATTTGCTGCGTTGAGATAGTCCGCCTCGTCAAAGATGACGTATTTTCTGCCACCTGATAAGGATACCGCTGAGGCATACGTGGAGATGTCATATCGGAGAGTGTCGATATTGACGTTAAGTGAACCGTTTTTAACAATATAATCGCAGCCAAGTTCATCGAGCATAGCTTTTGCGATAGTAGTTTTGCCAACACCTGGGCCGCCAGTTAGTAATAAGTTTGGAACATTGTCATCAGCAACGAACTTTTGAAACATTGCTTTTGTAGTATCAGGCAGAATTGTATCATTAATCTTTTGCGGACGATATTTTTCTACCCAAAGTACTTCGTTTGATTTTGCATCAACCATTTATTCACCATTTTCATAATATAAAAAGAAATCATTTTTGTACGCATTTTAGCGAGCAATGTACAACACTCGGGTGATCTAACACCAATCGAAATACCTTACCGCAGGTAACGCATTTACGAGTTTTAATAAGTGGGGCCGAAGCCCCACCCATTTCTTTAGTTGACTTTTTCAACTACTTTATCCGCCATTGGCGCGTCCATCGGAACATCAGCTGGTGCCATTTGGCCTTGAGCCTGTTGACCCTGCATTTGAGCCTGCTGGTTGAGGAAGACCTCTACTTTGTTGCGTAGAGTACCTACACCTTGAAGTTCACGGCCTTCAAAAGCACCGCGGCGAGATGCAATATCCACGATCTGTACGAACGTGGCAATATCATTTAAAGACAACTGAACAGGTTCTTGCTGTTCTTGAGCTTGTCCGTTTTCAACTTGATCATTCATGAATAATCATCCTTTCTTGTAAGTCGACTTTGTATCAATAGCAACGAAATATGTCGCGCTATCACCCTTAAACTCAGAGATACCCTTTGCGCAAAGAGTAACCTGATAGTCCTGCGGAAGAAGTTTCAGGTTATCAGTTTTGATAACGATTGAAAACTCATCAGCAGTTTCACCAATCTCAATTCCGTAATCATCAGCATTTGCCGAAGAAGTATCTACAGCCTTGAGAAAGACTTTGCCTTCCTGACCAACGAATGCAACCTCCGTAAATTGAAGTACACCTGCTGCTTTCACAACGGACTGCAAATCATCCCATGTCACATTCACCTGCACATCCGCAGAAGGAATCGTAATCTCCTTATCCGGCGGTGTGTGAATCATGGAAACATCTGCAAAGGCATACTTCGTACGACGCTTACCTTCGGTAATCACAAAATATTTATCTCCGAATTCCACGTCCGGCGCCTTGTGGAGAGATAAAATTGACAAAAATCTTGATAAATCGTAAACGCAAGCAGTACCAGGAATTTGATCCGGGATAGTTGCTTTTGCAACAAGCGTTTTCTCAGGGGTAATGGTTTTGAGTTCATTACCAGGTTGCATTAGAATTGACTTATTGATAGCACTAAAGCTTTTCAAAATAGTCAGAGTTTGTTCAGATAATTGCATAATATAAAGTAACTCCTTTGTTAGATTATCGGTTTATTTTATTACGGTTTTTCTTTTTTGTCAATGGTTTTTTATCACCTGCGACAGATTTATTTTGATAAGCCTTCTTATTGCTTTGCTTATTTGCAGTTGCAGTCATTCCTAAGGAACCGATAGCACCTAAGGATCCTTTGAAGATATACGTACCAATATGCTGCAACTGCATCCATGGGCACATCCAAACTCGAATACCGATCTCTCGAGCCTTCTTACAGAAGAAGTAGTCCTCGGACAGATAGCGTTTTGTTACCGGGTCAATAATACAATCAAAGAATGCTGTAATCTCTCGAGACCCATCAAACGCATCAGTACGAACGTGGTCAGGTTTATAGCGATACTCAGGATATGCTTCAGCAAACTTCTCAAGGACGTCTCGAGGAATCAGCATGAACCCCGTGCCTGCTTCTGCAACCTCAATTGGTTGGCCAAGGTTAAACTTGGTTTGACCACTTGCGATTGGATTGAATACGTAATCAGCAGAGAATTGTTCAAGTTGGAACGGATTCTCATCGCCAGCACCTGCCTTGGCTGCTTGATGAACCTTTTCCCACGCAATTGTTTTCTTAGGATAAGGTCCTGTCATAATCTGATAATTGTCAGGATCCGTAATGTTCATAGCAAGAAGCGATAGAATATCTCGAGCATTAAATCCAATATCAGAATCAATAAACATTAAGTGAGTACAACCTGAGCGCAGGAATTCGTCAACCACATAGTTACGAGCACGTTGAACCAAACTTTCATTAAATAGGAAATAGAATTTTAGATTGATTCCATTTGCAGCGCATAGCATACTCAAATCAGTACAAGATTTTGTAAATGTACCTGCGCAATTGCCGCCATACATCGGCGTTCCTAAGAAGATAGAATACTTGCGGATTTCATCAATTGAAACCTCGGTTGTTTTAGGTTTTTGCTGTTCTTCCATTAAACTTGCTCCATATCATTTTCTGCTCGGGTGATTGCTTGAATGCGTAATACATCAGCAAGAATATCCCACGAACTATCGTGTGCTTTAAAACTTGATTCCCACAATGCTTCATCAGCCAATGGATTGAACCCATTCTTTTTTGGGAAATTCAATTTTGCGTCAATAAAGGTACGTGTATCTCTCACTCTCCAATACTTAAGGTATTCTTCCATATGCAATAGCTTATCTTGAGATTGGAATAGCCGCCCAAGGATAATTGGATCAAACGTATTAGAACGAGACCACCAAAAATCAATCTTAGGACTATTGATTAAAAAGTTTTGAAAATCCTTACAGAATTCTTCAACAGTCAAATCACCATCCTTTGGACTAATATGCCTACGTACTTCAGGAGATTGCTCTTCCCAAAAGGATACCGTGTCTTTATCAATCTCGTATCCGTAGTTTTTGACTTGATCCATTACTGACAGCTTAAAGCGCCGTGTAAGATTAATATCTCGAGTTGTATATGGATCGTTGGACAACATCTTGTCCCAATTGAATACCATAACTGAACAATCAATTACAGCACATTTTTGAGCATCCTTACCGAAGGTCTCAAAGTCAATAATGAAATCGTTTCTCAAACCAAAAACTCCTCAAGTGTTGATATATTAATATTACCACAAGAATCGTATTCTGTCAACTCTTTATGATTGTTTTGACGCAAATAATTTCCTTCCGACATCTGCAATTCACCACGGATGAATTTGCCAATCTCAGTATGGATATCTCGGCTCGTAGGAACAGGTACGTTTTGAGCAATATGGTTTGCTTTTGGCAATCCACCAACAAGTTCAAAGTCGTGTGGGAATCCCATCATATGCAATGCTTCACGAATAGTCAAAGAACGCATCTCCTTAGGATGGATCGTGTCATTCATATTCCGTCCGATAACCGCATTCATAACTTCATCAAATACGTGGACCGAACCATCCCAAATACCTTTGTTCATGGCAAACTTGTTCTTTGCATGAGTCGCAAGCTTAATACCTTTTTCGTTATTTGTTTTCTCAAACCAATGAAGGGCATCGTCAAGCAAACCGTTTTTCATAATGTAATTGAAAGCTGTAATCCTGCCGGCGTCAATCATAACCTGTCGAGCATCTTGGTTTGTCGTACTTTGAATATATTGGAAATACGGTTCCTCGGCAAGATTCTTGTGAATAACTAAATCTTGTTGAAGAGCATCAGAAGGTACCTCATTCAAATGCTCAAGGAAGGTTTTACGATCTCGCTTATACCAATTCATAATAGGTGCGGTTTCAGATTTCCAACCAACCGCAAAGGTGCGGTCTCGAGCCTGCGGGATTCCATGATATTTGGTAGACGTTTTATAAAGAGATAAACTGTATCCGCGTTCTTTACAAATTTGATACAGTGCATCAGCTACAGGTTTGCCTTTGTTTGTAAATAATGCAGGAGCGTTTTCAACCACAACAGCCTTTGCGTTAAAGTCATCAATTCCTCGAGTAAATACCTCATACATCCATTCGTTCTTAGCACAACCTGCACCTTTTGATTCCGCTGATGTTCCTGTATTCAATTGAGATAATGCAGCACAAGGAGGAGTACCTGAGATAACGTCAATCTGGCGACCGGGCTTTGCTTCAGTCAAATCAATGTACTTAATATCACGTCCTTTGACATTTTGCTGATAGTTAACGTAATGACTATCGTTAGCTTCAAAACCTTGGAATGAGTAAATTGCTTCAGGTGGTTTTCCAAACGCTTTTTCTGCCCCTAGCATTTGTCCACCAATCAATGGGATAAGAGGTGCCCAAGTAATATCTGTCATTTTATAATCCTATATTCAATTTTCGTTCATACGATAAACAAGTATCTTTAAAGTATTGAATGAGTTGCAACCGCACCTCTTCAGTCAATTCTTTGATCTTATCACCTATAGATGAGTATTCAACTGTGATTTTATTTATGATTTCTGGACTGATCCCAAAACTCTTGACAAAGTCATCAGTATGAACATCCGACGTAATTAATGGCAAACAGTCATTATAAATTGATTCCACAAAGCGATATATTGAAAAGTGTTTCAAATCGTATGGAGGAATCATTAGAGTATATCTTGAAGCACGAATGTTATCAAGATATTCATCGCGATTTACAAACGTGTCAATTCCAAGTTTCTTATGACGAATAAACAGCTTTGCATCAACCTCGTTTGTGTGAATGCTTGACATTACATCATCGTATTGCTTTTCACGATGTTCAGTCAATGCTGTAAACCCAAAGCATAGATCCTTAGTCTTCTCAACTTCATCGTCAAAGAATGTCATAAGACCTTTAGGTTCCTGACTCAAATATGCTTGTAAAGAATCAAGTCTTTTTAAGTTGTAATCATGCCAATCGTATCCATGGTAACAGTGCAATTCGTGTGGCTGATAATCAGTCAATTGATGCAATGTATTTTCGCAAGGATCAAAACAAATTTCGTGTAAAGGAATCTTACGTTCTCTCGACATTTTAACAAGCTGTAACAAACCGACAAGAAATGAACCATTCGCAATAAAGTTCATTTGATTTCTTGTCTTTAGCATAGCATTGAACTTGTTCTTTTCTCGTGTCAAACCTGACGCATCAGAAAGCATTCCACCAAAAACAACAATTTGAGCAACATCTTCAAATTGAGAAATCCAATCTTCACGTTCAAGGAATTCGTACCAAGAATCGTAAATTGGTTTAGGATTTGTCATACACCGTTTATAATCATCAATATAGCAAATCATTTCATCAATGCGAATACCTGCAACCCTTTCAATGTATTCAGCATTTTGTGTATTCTTCTTAGGAGTCCATAAAATAATCCTATGGCCTTTATCTTGATATTCTTTTAAAATACACATCTGCTCAATCAAAGATTTGGTATACTTTGACGTAATAGGTCGTGTTGTGAAAAGAATAATATTAGCCAAAGAAACTCTCCAAACCTAACATAGGTTCTTCTTTAACAGCAAATTGTGTCAAATCTGGTGCAACATAGTCTGAGTCAATTGCTGACATAATCTGATTATTTAAAAATGAGCCGTCGTAATATTCAGGTTTAAGAATTGCAGCCCGGATGCCATTCAATACTGTTTTGTACTTTTCAGGATTTTCAGACAGCATCTTAACTCGCTCTGCCAACTCTTGAGGAGTTTTTGGTCTAAGGAATCCTGGAATATTCAAATGGTTTTGCTCATCGTAAGTTGGATGTAAGAAAGGAATAACTCCGGCATGGATCATTTCAATATACTTTGAAGTAACCCAACCTTTTTTGATTGGAATGATAAACGTAAACTTAACATCTTGCAGTTTGCTTTGCAGTTCTTCAATGTGTAAAGAACCTTTGAAACGATTATCTCCTTCAACCACTTCGGACCATTTTCCATAAATCTCAACATTATCGTTATGGTCAAGAACCCATTCTTTAAGCATTTTATAACGAGACGGCTTGCCTTCATTCAATACAACCATGAAATCGGTTTTGCGATCTGTATTGACTTCAGTGGGATACTCGTAATCAAGACAGAAGGCTGTTTCCATACCTGCATATACCGACGGTACTTCACGAATAATCCTTGTCTGATCCTCATACGAGACGATAGTGTTTGATTTATACGTATAGTCGTATTGGCCCAAAGAGATTGAAGGCATATGAAACATATCACGAGATTGATTCATAACGTAACGTGGATCGTTAACGATTTCAACATAATGCGGTTTCTGTTCATTCAACCAAACAGCAAGAGGAGTAGCATAGCCTTTTGTCATATCAATAACAGAAGCAGGTTTGCCGTCGTCATCATTTACTTTTTTGATTTTGTTTGGAATTGTAACAGTACCAACTTGACCTATCATCATAACGGTTGTGTCAAGCTTGACGTCATTCTCTTTAAGGTAATTGATAATCCAACGATAATAGCTATCATCATACTTGCCTGGGCGTAGCTTTTCTCCACCCCAAATATCAATAACGTTATCATACGGAAAGATTTCGTATTTTTCTTTTTCGTTCAATTGAGCATAATCTGATCTGCCAAGCAAGTAAAAGGTTTTATCGGGATTACGGTTTGCAAGTGCACGAATAGTACAGCTTGCTTCATTATCACCACCGATAGGAGAATACTTGTTCTTACGAAACTTTACAGATTTACCCAATTTTGCAAAGCCAATATTTTTCATTTGTCCATCCATTCTATAAACTCATCTGGGCGCATTGCCTTGTCATCAATGTAGTAAACACCGTATGGTTTACCCCACACGATTTCGTCGTAGGGAACGTTATGGCGGTCAAGCCAATTCTTTGTACATTCTCCGACATCTTCAATGATTTTATTTATGTCCCCATTATGTGTAAGCATTCTGCGAGCGGTATGAAGAACAATTTTATAACCGCGTTCTTTTGCTACCTGCAGGCTTTTAATCATTGGCTCGTTAGGTACTGCAAGACCGTATTTTAATGATGTCTTGGTTTGAGTATGATTAGGAAAACATATGGTATCGTCAATATCAACTATGAGCGTTTGCGTAGTCATTGATGTAATTTCTCATCTTGTTCTGTCTATCAGGTGAATCGTAATGCAATTTAATACAGGTAGCAATAAGCAATGCACCACCGTCAATGATTTCTTCGTAATCGTCTGGATAATATTTAAAAATCATTTTGCCGAAGCTTTCTGCTACATACGGAGGATATTTATGTCCTGATACCATTTCACCATACCCGTGGTACAGGTCGTGAGATAGCTTACAGAGGTCATACATATGATCGCCACCACAACCAATATGATCGCCATAAGATCCTCGTGGATCAAGTAAAGTAATGCTATCGTTGTATGGGTTATAAAGAATATTTCCAAAATGCAAATCACCGTGCATTGCCGATACAGGTTTGACCTTTTTCAAGCAACGTTCAGCAACATCACGATAAAAGAAATCGTCATCTTCAAGACGTTTTTCTGTTTTATCAATCCACATCTTTTGAGCATTCTCATAGAAATCAGCAGTAAACTCAAGCGTTGCTTTTGTATGGAAATACTTTTGCATAGTCACGATTACCTTTTCAATCAAATAGTCAATCGTACTATTAGAAAGGTCTTCGTGCATAAGAAGATCGGACAAAAGAGTGCCTGACTCGTAAGACATTGATAAGGCATAATCGTCTTTGAGAATTTTAGGAACAAGCATACCTTGAAGAGGGTTCAAAGATTCGTACCAATTCTTTTCGTTCATAATCGTTTTGACGGCAAACGGATCATTCTCTTTAGGATTCTTTGTGATCGCATTTAGATCAGGATAATACTCAAAAGAATTGAACTCACGAGCTTTGAATGTTAGAAACTGTGCGCATGTTTTATGGTATGTGGCAATATCACCAATGTCATACCATTGCACTGTATTGACACGCATATAGTCATTAGAGTATAATTCTAATGCGTCAGAAATATCGTATCCATCTGTTCCTTCAAAGGCATCACAGGCTTTGAATCCGTTGGCAAAACTGTATAGACCAACGAGTGCGGATGCGTTAGGAATTGTTTCATTGGGCTTATTATAAAAAGAACGACCATCCCACATACACCATGCAAAATGGTCGTGAACATCCTTGGTCAGTAAGAAATCCTTACCTAAAGGTAGATCTTCATCAAGGATAATAGCATCGCCAAGCCAAACGACTAAAGGAGCATTGATATTGCTAAGTTCAGAGATACCTACACGAATAGCATCACGAGGACCATTCAAAGATCCTTGCTTAACGCACTTGATGTTATTCCACTTACTTTTCTTTGCCCATTCGCGTATATCATTATGCTTGCCGTCTACAATGACGATTTCGCCTACGTCAGGTGTATTCTTGTAGATGGATTCAATAATATACTCAATGGTTGGCTTGCCATGTACACGAACCATTGCCTTTGAGCAATTTGAAGTTAACGGTTTGAGTCTTGTTGCCTCACCCGCTGCAGGGATCACGACATTAATCATATTCACTCCTATCATTACAAATACATTATATAACTATATATGATTTTTGTCAACTAAAAAATGGTGACCTCAACGCCCGCTTCTTGAAACATAGGAAACGATTGAGCATTAAATACTTCTTCCCAGCAACCTTTATTGGTTTTGTCGTTAGTGACAACACGTTTAATGCCTGCCTGAATTATACATTTTGCGCAAGCAGGGCAAACAGGTAAACCGTGAACATATAACGTTGCATCCTTAACAGACACACCGTTATATAAAGCGTTCATCAAAGCATTCATTTCGGCATGAATAATACGTGGGTACTTTTCATCACGATCGTTCAATCGTTTTTCTGTATCGTTAATGCCACGAGGAAACCCGTTATAACCGGTAGCAAGGATCCGCCTTTCAGAATTGACAATCACTGCGCCAATCTTACTCGACGGATCCTTACTCCAGCTTGAAATGACCTCAGCCATTTCCATAAAGCGTTTATCCCACTTATTGCTATTTACCGCGTCATAGCTAGGATAGCCTTTTTCAAACACCGGTTCAATCAAGACGCACTCCAACCAAAGAATCCCAGCGGAAGGATCGCCATCCTTCTTTTTCTACATCATATACAACTTGCACTTCTTCATTTACAGCACGTACCTTTTTCTGAGTCAAAGGATCTTCCTTTGTGGCAGGTGGTACGATATTCTCATTAAGAGTACAAGTCATTACTCGCTTATCGCCATTCAGCTTATTAAAAGTAATTTCCACAACACCGTTTTTCAGTGCTTCTTTGATTGCTTCTTGTTCCATAATATAATCCTAATCGTTAGAGATAGTTTCAAGACTTTCTAGGTAGTCAACCATTTTTTCTGGCGTAGTGTTTTCATATGGATCATCATCAGATCCATCGTTATTGATTCCTGGCTCTTGCCACCATTTCTCAATAACACCGTTATTGATAACACACATATAACGCCAACTGCGGTTACCAAATCCTAAATGGTTTTTGCCGATAAGCATACCCATATAACGAGTAAAGTTACCAGATCCATCAGGAATTACTTTGACATTTTCAATTCCTTGCTGCTTTGCCCACGCATTCATAACAAACGCGTCGTTTACTGAGATACAGTATACCTCATCTACGCCTGCCATACAAATACGTTTATAGTTTTCTTCGAAGCCAGGCAACTGATAAGTTGAACAGGTTGGAGTAAACGCTCCTGGCAAGCTGAACAATACAACCCGCTTTCCTTTAAACAGATCATCGCTCGTAACCATATCCCAAGTATATGGGTTAGGTCCTTCAATAGTCTCATCCCTTACACGAGTTTGAAAAACTACGCAAGGCGGTTTAAAACCTTCAATCATATTTCCTCCTTTCTATTTTACAAGGTTAAAGTGACGTTCGTAGACGTGTAAGTTCTGAACTTGCCACACCATCATACCAGGTTCAATCATTCGGCCTTGGTCATACCGATCTTCGTGGTTGAAATCCCAACAAAGTTTTTCCATAACATATCTTTGCCACGCATAATCGTTGCGATAGCCATAGACTACATCATTACTACGCATTTGTACCACAGCATGTAACAGGCCGTCACGAATATAGTAAGTGACAGCATTGGTGCAAATGAAATCATTTTTGCCATCAGCTTCAAAATCAATCCAAATACTAGGACGATTATAAACACAAGTAGCGCGCCTTCCATCAGGATTCTCCAATAACTCGCTTAATACATTTTCATATTGACTATAATACTGAGGTGAATAAATTAAGGTACCATAATTAGAATTGATTTCACCATGTTGGTTTGCAGAATATTGCCAAGCCGCAGGCGATTTGCCGTAGATTTCTTTAAGAGTATTGATGTTTGTGGACTGAGTTTCGTACCACTCAATTTCAGCATCAATGTATTCTTCTTTCGGTATACCAAAGATTGCGGGCTTATCAGCAATAAAAGATGCGCCAATCAGCTCAATCGTTTTAGCACCAGTGCGGTCAATGGTATACGCTTCATCGGCAAGTTCACCGATAAAGAATTCACGCATATCTTTTACGGATGGAATATTCATTTTGAGTTTTCCTTAATGTATTTAACGTTATCCAGGTCTTGAATGATTTGCATTTCTTCAGACCGCACCCATCCTTCAATAAATTGATTAAGAAGAGAAGTCCGAGAAAAACCTTTACTATCTACCAAATCATCAAACCGTTCTTTTAGGTCAGTTGGTATATTAAAATTAATAAGGGTATATTCTTTTTTCGTTCTGGGCATTATTTATCTCCTTTATTATAGCGGTCGTCAGTTAGCTCAGGATCACTTTCAAGAGTGGTCATAAGTAGGATCATCATTTGAGTAAGAGCGTGCGAAAGATGAGGCAAACCAGATTCAGGGTCAAGATCCTCACCTGAATGATAGGCCATCAAATGGCGCTGAATGGATGAGTAATGACGAGACACAGGGAACTTGTCAATGTCTTGCCGCCAATTGTTCTCACCATATTTTTCAGCACCGAATCCAAATACCTTTGCAGCTTCAATAATAGCCTCAGGTGGAACGAGATGAATTTTTGGTTTACCTGCATCATACTTCATCACGAGAACCTCTACCTTTAATTTCGCTATTCATTATAGGTTGAAAATGTTGGATTGACGCATCCTCAATAATAGGAGCAATACTCAGATCGCCATACTCAACCGTATCAATATATTGTATCACAACATCCATTGAATGTAAACCATTTTCTTTTAGATATTCTCGATACTTGCGGCCTGATACTTCGTGATGTTCATCAGGACGGCGAAAAGAGCGAGTATGATTACATTGACGTAAATGAATAGACATTGTCTTTCCATCCGTCTTACCGACATACAGGATTTTTCCTGTTTTCTTTTCAACCCAACGATAGATGCCTTTTGCATAGTTTGCAGCAATGCGGTTTCCATCTTTAATGTGTGGAGTTAAAAGATCAGTTTCAAAACCTGTGTCGGTCCGTGAAAGACGGATTTCTCCATAAGTTTTTGCTTCAGTCCAATAGTCTTCAATTTCGTTAAAGACAGTCTGTTCTATAATTGCAGCAAGTGATTGTAACTTAGACATTATTTGTACTCCCGGATGTAAACGTCAAAGTGAGTTGCGTTTTCAATAGGAGTATCATAGTAGCAACAACCGTTAAAACCAACACCGTTAGTTTTACGAGAACCACGAGGACGAATACGAAGTCCGTGAGTAGGACGATCATATTTTGAATTGAACCAAATAGATTTGCGGTAGCGTTTGGTACCTTCGTTTGCGTTTACCAACATTGCCTTTAGGTCAGCAATTGCAGGATCGTCAAGAGAAGTAACGGTGAAACGATAATCAGAGGAAGTGCGGTTTTTGTATGTGACGTATGCCATGTGTGTTTCCTTGTTTCAATTTATATTAATAATATAATCTAATTGAAATGGAATGTCAATAGGTATTTTGAATTTTTTTCATAAAAATATGAAATTTATCTGCGTCTTGATTAACCTCAAAACACATTGTATCTTCATACACATCGGTGTATGTAGTGTGAGCCCACTGCTCTTTAGGGAAATTCTTTTTACAATAAAGAACAGCTTGCGATCGCCAGTCAGAATGAAATGGAACCTGAAAGCCAGGCATCCATCTCATCTTGTATTCAAAAATTTCTACTGGCGTCATGATAACATCCGCAAGCAAGTAAGGAATGAGTTTTCATCCAAGCAATCAGACCAGATATGAGAAAAATACCAAACTATCAAGGCAACGATTGCAAGCATTCCAATGACATACATGGAGATTTCAAACCACTGTTTCATTATGCCGCCTCCAACACTTTATTTAGATCTTTGAAAGGAACCATCTCACCAGATTGCATTTCATAGGTGAGTTTAAAGTGAGCACGTTCACCACCTTCTTGTGGGATCCAAGACTCGTGAGCTGCAGCAATTTCTGGACGCATATAGCCGTATTCGTCGTTTTTAACAATACGGTCTGCTAACCAACGGTCGCCACCCCAAGAAAACTCGATTGGAGTTTCCCATTCCTCACACTCGTTGGCATCATCCTCTACTACCTCGAAGCCAAGGATATACTCTTCGTAATAGTCGTTTTTCTCTTCAATGAGTTTCTGAAGAGTAGGAATGCCACCACGAGCGCGCTCAGCTTGGCGGGCATCAAGATTACGTACTACATAGGTGTTGCCACCTTTGAACTTCCAATAGTACTCACCGTTAAAGCCATTGTGAGCAGCATAGTTTTCGCGGATTTGAGTTTGAATGACAAGTTTCATGGTTTAAGACTCCTGACCAATTTTGAAAAATTCTTGAGCTTCTTCTACAGTAACCTGTGCAGTTAACAGCAGATTGCTCAAATCTCTAGGACCGAAAACAGTACCTACTCGAGTAAGAGCATCGCCGAAAGAAGCCATACGATTATAACGACCAATTTCTGCATCCTTCAAACCTTTCATAGGAGCGGTTGCCGAAATGTCCATCAAGCGACGGCCAATACGAGCAAGGATGAGTTCGTTAGCTGTTGGATCGTAGTAGTTTGTCATAAGTTTTTGCCTTTTCCTATTTAATATAACCATTCTAAATCAAAACGAAACGAATGTCAATAGTTTTTTTCATTTTATTTCATATTTTTTTAAAGATGCAGTTCAACCTCATCATATCCTGTCTTACCATAGACAGAGCGGACAAACCATGCCTCTCCATCAAACAAGTAAAGATAATCAGCGCCTGCGTAATCTGCAGCTTCGTCAAAGAAATGTTGTGGGGATTCGTATTTGACTGATGGTTCGTTATGAACTGATTCTACAACCGATTCGTAAAGGTCAGCTTTCAAACTTGACAAGTAACCAGCATTAGCAACGTTCTTTGCCAACTCAGGAGTGTTATAGTTCTCAACAAGCATTTTGCCGTTATAAGAAATATAACCGTCGTAATGGCAATAAGTTGCTGTAACAGTTCCGTCTTCGTTATAACAACCGATCATTGAAGCAGTACCCATAATTTAGTTCCTTTCCTATTTGATATAACCATAATAATCTAAACGAAAAGGAATGTCAACAGGAAAATGAAATTATTTCATATTTTTTTAGAATTTTTTGTTATATGGATATTCCTAAACCTTGCGGAATATCAACGACGAATTTGCTCCGCCAAACCCAAAGGAATTTGACATCACTGTGGTCAGTTCCGCGTCAACACTTTGACGGACAAGAGGATAATCCTCAAAACCTTCGTCGGTTTCTTGAAGGTTTGCCGTGCCAGCAATAAAGTTTTTATTCATCATAATGATTGAATAGATTGCTTCCTGAACACCTGCTGCGCCGATACCGTGTCCTGTTAGAGACTTTGTAGAACTAATTGGTGGTATATTGTCCGGACCAAAGGCTGATCTAATGGCCTGTAGTTCCTTTGTATCACCCACTGGTGTCCCAGTTGCGTGCGCATTAATATAGTCAATTTCTGGCCAATTAGGTTTCATTGCTTTTTGCATACAACGAACAGCACCTTCGCCAGATGGATGCGCCATATCATATCCGTCCGAGGTTGCGCCATAACCGATAATTTCACAATAGATCTTTGCGCCTCGAGCAATTGCTGTATCGTAATCCTCAAGGATCAAACAGCCACTACCTTCTCCAGGAACGAATCCATCTCGGTTTTTATCAAACGGACGTGATGCCGCGGTAGGATTGTCATTATACTTTGAAGATAAAGCCATTAAAGCATCGAGCATTGCAGCAATACTATAATGATTAGTTTCAGCACCGCCAACAAGCATACGATCTTGATAACCGTTGGCAATGGTTCTAAATCCTTCACCAATACAGTGGCCGCTTGAAGAACAAGCTGAAGAGATTGTAAACCCTTCACCATAAATCTTAAGAGCTTTTGTAAGATTTGCAGAAGTAGTAGAGTTCATAATCTTAAACACAATAGTTGGTTCTCGATGAACTCCTTTACGAACATAAACGTCTTGCGCATATTGTTGAAACTCAGAAGATGAAGTACCCGATCCAAAATACAAGCCAGTATCTGGGTTGCTTACTTCATTATCAGTAAGTCCTGCATCTTCAATTGCTGAAAGACAAGACAAATAACCCATTGCTGCTGTAGGACCCATCCAACGATAGTGTTGTCGGTCTACAACGTCAACCGGTTTAAAGTCGCACATGCCAGCAATATTACATCGCATGTCTACAATTGCGTAATCAGGATTATGTTTAATTCCTGAGTTACCTTCTCTTAGGTTTTTTTCTACAGTTTCAAGATCATTACCGATTGGGGATCTAATACCGATCCCCGTGACGACAACTCTACGCACGTTTGCGTTCTCCTACAAGTTGACTGATTACATCCCGTGTATGCTTACTGTCGCGTACACTAGTTTTCAAAAAAGAAGCAAGTACTGCAATTTTTGCGTCTTTGTCCTGAATGGTAGAAAGATACGATTCGACCAAAGCATCAGCTTCGTCATATGTAAGACCAGATTTAAAACGAGTTAGGGAAAGATTTTGTCCAAACATTATGCTGCCTCCAATTCACAGACTTCTTCAAAACCAAAATCAGCAACTACCCATACGATGTTGTTGCCGTCAATTACGATATCACCAACTGATACAGAATGCATACGATCAAGGCGTTCAATGCTTTCTTCAGGACCCATGTTTCCGATACGGAAAACATGCTCAAGGTCAGAAGCTTCAATGTTTGCTACGTGAGTGTAGTATTCAGCATCAAAAGCATCTTTAGCAAGTTCTTCAATTTTCTTGCCAACCAAGCGCGGGAAATCCATATCACGACGAGCTTTGAACTTTGGTACAGCGTTGAAATCACCAGTTTCGTTGATTAGATCAGCTTCTGCATCGGTAACGCGGATTTGCAAGATTTGGTATTTCATAATGTATTCCTTTGTTGATTTACCTTATATATCTATACTATCTAAAGTTCGTAGCAATGTCAACAACTTTTTTCACAAATTATGAAATTATTTCATATTTTTTTCTCGAGCTGCGTCCTCGGCCTCAATAACTCCTCTGAGCGAAGCAATAAGTTCTTCCGCGAGTTCAACCTGTCTTAAAGTAATTCTATGAGGAGTGTTAGGAAACAAGAACGGTAGAAATGCGTGGGTATAACCTGTAATCGCATTTACCAATCCAAATGTACTCAATTTGATAGCAAACCACATATGCTCAAAATATCCAGAACGAACTTCTTGTAAGTGCTCAGTATTAATCAGATATCCATATCTGCCTAAATTACCAAACTTCATTTCATACCTCGTGGTGCTCAAACGTTTCGTTTACCAAGCTCGCCAGTTTCTTCGCCGCATTCATAGATGCTTTCTCCAAAGCAAATGGGAATAGGGCATGGATTGAACTTGTTACGAATACTGCTACAGACCAAATGACCATGTTTAGGCCGATCTTAATGTGGCCGAAGTATCCAGTATTTGCCTTATTTAAATGTTGAGTTAGTGTAGTCATAAGCGCATCCTCCTTTTGTGTGCGATGTTATTTATACATACCATGGAGTAAAAGAATAAACCGGCAAAGCAGGATCCCGGCAATTCAACACCATGTAATTGAACCAAGATGTTTTTCCTGCTTCAACTTTTCTTGTAAACTTTATACGAGACATTAGATAGTTAGTATCAAACGCACTCCATAACAGTCCGTACTTACCTTTCGTATATGATACGTTTTTCTTTTCAAAATATAAATCATAATACTTGTCACGAAACTTTTGAATAAACTGTTCGTTATCTGGATCAATGTATGTGAACACGATTTGTTTCGTATAATGGGATAGCGTTTTGAGGCAAAGCATTACCTCACAGATATCCATATGGGTAAAGACACTATTCGCAAACACAATGTCGTAATATTGTGGAATAAATGGAAATTTTTCTTTAGGATTGCCGTCAGGATTGTAGTGCCCGTGATAATAATCCCAATGGATTGTTGAAACGCCAGGGTTTTCTTTTTCGCATAATCGTAATGCTTCTGTGCTTACATCAAGACAAGTATAATTTTCTGGTTTAATTTTGCCTTCGCTTGAAGCAATTAGATTACCTCGGTTGCCGCCAAAGTCTAAAATAGTCTTATCTTCATAATCGTCGACAATCTGTGTAAAAATATCAAACACATTTGCCTTTCTAAATATCGAAGAGTTCACTTTCTTTACCTTTAATCATTTCCAACACCTCATCATAATCCATATCATCAATTGTAAAGCGGCACATAATACGCGTATCGTCAGTTTTAACGCCGTGCAATTCTTGTACGTTTAACATAGCGCATTTGTAATATATATTATATTTATCATCAAACGTAACAGGACCTTCACCATTTAAAATAATATTGATAGCAACAGTTGCGCCAACATCACGATGAGAATTTAAATCTGAATGCGCAGCCTGTCTATAATATCGCGGTTTAACTCGAGTCCCAATCATATGCGATAATCTGTTTGCGATTGAATGCGCAAGATCGCAATCTACCATATCGTCAAGACGTATTACATCCATCTCTTCAAGGGTACGAGTAATTGTTCCGTTGGATGCAGTATACTTTTTAGCTCGATGAAGATTGTCGTAAAACTCATCTTTAAGATCTTCGACCAATTGTTTAGATATCGGCAAATGCGTTAGATATTTTTTCATGGCAATATATCCGCCACAAAATGAATGCGATCTGTTCCGCTGGCGTTAAGTGCCGTATGGTAACCTTTATCGGTATGAGCAAAAGTCCATTCTCCTAATGGAAGATGGTATATCTCATCCTCAATAATCATAAGGCATCCTTCATCAGTTTGAATTGGATAATGAACTCGTGGTATAGGATCAATGTGCCAATTCATACAAGTACGTGGTTTTGATTTGAGCAATCTTACACGGCCTATATTGAACCTTTTCTTTAATACATTATACATATCTTCAAATAGAGTACCGACAAACACATCGCACAATTCCCAATCGTAAACTGAGCTAGGTTTCATTGGAATTCTAACGTCACCTTCCGGTGTATGGCGGATAAAGAAATCGCTTTTACCTTTGTCGGCAAAAAATCCCGCTCCAAAATTAACATCATCAGTATATCCAGGAGCAGCATTTAAACAAATCTGTTCAGCACTTAATGGGTGTGAAGGTTGCAACCAAGATACCTCGCCTGTTCGTTTAAGTAATTCTATTTCATTCAATAAACCGCTAAATTTTTGGAGTGGCATTTTTTCAAAATATTTCATAGTCCTAAAAAGCTTTCTACTTTATCATAATAACTTCTTTGCATATACGCTTTAGCGCGTTCTTTAACTGCAGGATCTTCAAACAATTGCGTAAACGTCATCTTACGTAATTCTGAAAATTCATACCCAAGGCATTGATAAAACATAAGGAAAAAAGTTGCTACCTTAATATCGTCAATGAATTCGGCTTGTAATTTTTTAGTATACTCAACAGCCTCAACACTGGTCCAATCGTCGCGGATCCAACGTTTTGTATCAGGCTCAACATAAAAACCGTATTCCTCGTGCCTTATAGATAATTCTGATGCTGTACCTAATTCCAATGGGCTAAACGAATACGAATCAAATAGATCTGAGTTTTTAAATAACTCTTTTGTCCATACATCCATTGTTTCTTCATTGTCGTGTGGCAATCCTGTAATAAAACTACCATACACACTCAGCTCTTGATTGAATACTTCCTTTGAGCGGCGGATTGTTTCAAAGATCTTATCTTTACTACAACCTTTTCCAATAGCTTTTGCCGCGTCAGGATTTAAACTTTCAATGCCTAAGAACCACGCACAGCAATTAATTCGCTTCAGATAATCAAGTTGCTCAGGATATCTTACAATTAAATCAATACGGATAAATGCTGAAAACTGTAATTGCTCAGGAAGATTCAATTCTTCAATCGCTTCGGCAATTGCCTGCAGCTTAACTGTTTGCTCATTAAATGTATCGTCAATGATTACGTATTTGGTTGTTCCGTATAGATCATAATTTTGTTGTAGCTCGTGTTTGATCTTTTCTTTTTCTCGAAGGAACGATAAGTCGCCTTTCTTTTTACCGATTAATGGATACGCACAGAATTTACATTTAAAAATACAACCTCGGCCGAACTCAATTCCCATTGCGTCTTCAGGATTCCAAAAATCCTCAGGCACATAATTGATTTGCGAGTTTCTAAAATCAAACTGATTTCCTTTTTGGTCAAAATCAATTACCTTCGGACTTGAACCATACGCAATATTGTAATTAAGGCGTGTTCCGTTTTTTAAATGGTCAGTAATATGCTCAGCCATTGCTTCACCCATACCAACAACATAATAGTCAATACAGTCCGCAACTTCTTTTTCTTGCGCGCGATGAGCATTCATCATTCCGCCATAAACAGTCTTAACACCTTTGGCACGGATATAGTCTGTCATCTGTTTAATATCTTCATCCTGTGTCGGCCATCGCCACAGAATATTTTTTCGAGCACCGTCTCGAGTATGCCGTTTTGTATAAACATCATCGCCGCGTCTCATAAACAACGTAGAACTAAATCCACACCATAACGTATTTTCACCAATGAGTTTATCAAGCAACTCTTCCATTCTACCGTTCTTAATCCAATGGGTAAAGTTGTTTAATACAAACACACTATACCCAAGGTTACGCATATGTGACGCAATCTTATAACCGCCAACAGCACGTGCTACCTGAAAGATAGGATCGCTGCCTTCAGTCATAATGATAATGTCATATGGTTTATCTATTTTCATTTTAACCTTTTCTTGGATTTTTAAAATCTACAGGAGTGCCATCACGGCCAGTATACCAAAGCCATCCCCAATCATCAACAACGACCTGGTCCTTTGTATTAAACCAATCGTCATACACGCAAGAATCGCCTTTTACCCAAAGACAATTGTTTTCATCTACCTTCCATTCGCAATGGAATATGTTTCCAAGGACCGTTGCATTTTTTGGTTGCTTAGTTAATGCCGCAATGACGTCAAATTTAGAACGGAATTTATGCATAATAGCATTTACTCCAATTTCAGTCATTCCCCATATTGTTATAACAGTTGCACCACGATCAACGAATGCTTCAATAATATCAAACGTGACAGGCTCAGATCCAACTAAAAATACTTTATCTTTTAAGTTAAGATCTTTAAAGCCTTTTGTTCTCATCACAGCTAACGCTTGCTTCGGCGTTAAGTGCGTATGTGTATATTTATGGGCTATCTGCACATAACGATATGGGTTGAACTTTTCAAGGTCAACAGTTGCTCCGGCCATTAAACCTGGAATTGTTTGGGCAAACAATGCGCCTGCTCTTTGTGGATTCAAACAAGTATAGATTACTGAATTGCCAGTAATACCTTGCGTTTCAATAGCAGCGTGAGAATTTGCTATTGATTTATACGGAGGTTGAAATATTTCCTTAGGCTCTCCAGATGAACCACTTGTTTTAATTACAATCCCTTTCTCGGCGGCATCACGGAAATAATCCTCATCATAATTATCGTACCAAGTTCTTAACGGCATATATTCACCTAAAGTAATTAAAACCAAATTCACGGTCTACGTATCGCAATACGTGATGACCCATAAATCTTTCGGTTATTGTTTTGAACATCTGATCTTCCTGATCTGCTACATATCTTTGTAATACATCAGTTTCTTTTAAATTATTTGAGGCTCGGTCTTTTGCCCAATCCCAAAATTCATTTTCATATATTGATCCACCGTGATATATCAAATTAATGAGATCTTCAACAGCACGGTAATTTAATACGCACAACTCGTTTGCTTCATCTTCATTAATTTCGCCTCTAATGTAATCCGATAAAATTTGAGTATTTTTAACAGCCATATAAAGTGAGTTAGCACTCATAGGCTCAAAGAATACCGCTCTGTTACCATTCTTGAGCATACGTCCGTTGACTGTCTTTTTACAATAATATGGTTTAATTGGAAATGTTCTGAAGTCCTCAATATCATCCTCGGTCGCATTCGTGATACGAATAAGTTCTTCAATTGCCATTTTCTTATCGGCAAAATTATTATTGTATAGCAATCCGTGTGAGGTGCGATGCTGCAACGGAATTACAAACATCCATCCATACTTATGAGCTACGTGACGAGTAAATCCAAAGTCAGAAGGTTCAGGATCGTCGTATACCAATGCCGAGTTTAAAATTAAATCACATTCTTTATAATCAGTAAAGTCTTGAGGTCTGCCTCGACAATCAATCACATAGTCAAAAACGCATAGCTCTTTGTTGATTGTTAATGCACAACCTGCGCTATCCCACATTGGATGGTCACCAACCTCTCCTTCAAGTAATGTATAATTTGGATAGAGTTTTTGTAATCTGTCTAAACCCATCTTTGCAAAATCACGGGCATCAAAATGAACGGCATGATAACCAGTTTGAAATGGAAAGATAATATCCTTTTCACGCCAATCAATATAATGCGTACCATATTTTGTCGTGCTGTTTAATTCCTTAGCCTCTGTGGCAAATATAAAGTCAAATGCTTGCCCAATCGCAAAGGTTACTTCTGAGGTTGTGCTTTCTCCTACGCCAAGAATTGGAATGTTTGGATCAAAAACATGAGTAACTTCACAGTCAATACCACGGTTTTTAAAATCTTTAAGAATACAGCCGGTGGTTAAAATGCCTGCGCTGCCTGCTCCTAAGATTGCGATTTTCATGCTTCACCTCTAACTTTCAAATACTTTTCTTGATTTAATAACCAAATATTTTGTTCCACACCGCGTACCTGTTCTTTACTAACATGACTAACGATACCATTCTTTTCGAGAATATAATATAAGCGATTTAGTCTAAGCATTGAACCGCTTGCATCGTTTTCGGTATTTGTTGTAATGTATATAGGTTCTCTATTAACAATATCAATCGCTAAAGGCAAATGGTATTTGAACATCCAACAATTCATATGGTTACGGCTTAACCCACCAGGAATTGAATATAACTGGCATCCTCGGTACAATGCCCTATACCCATCTTTGAATTTATGTAATCCACTCACTCCAACAATTTTATCTTCATCGTACGTGGCAAACCAGCAACCGCCACCTTTAATTGTTACAAAGAAATTCATACGCTCGAGTGAATCGTTGTTTTTAAACCCACGTTCTTTACAAGCATGGACAAATTCCATGAGATCTTCGTTTGCTTCAAATAAAATTTCTGTTCTGAATTCTGGCTTTATCATGTGAATTTAAATTCCAAGTCCTTCCATACGGTTGTAGATCCAAACATTGCTGCCAATCTTTCAGGTTCCTTTGTAATCTCAAAGGTTTCAAATCGGTCAAGCAACGCATTCGTAATAACATCTAAATATTTTTTAACTAAAAAATCGCCAGTACAATGGTGCGGTCCATAAGCAAGCGTAACAGGATACGGCTCGTCGTCTCGTTCTAATTTAAATTCTAATGGATCCTTGTAATATTTTGGATCTCGGTTTGCGCCATACGTATATAAAAGAATACGCCCATTTTGGTCAAACTTGTATCCGTGATAGTCCATTGTTTCTGTAATATCTCGAATACCGCCTTTAAGAGGAGCAAGACGTAATACTTCTCGAGTAAAGTTTTTAACAAGCTCGCGATCCTTTTGAATTCTTTTCACAATATCAGGATGGTTTGCTAAACACATTACAAGATACTGATATAAAGACAAAGCAAACGTTGGAATCACGACAGTCCATAACGACTGAATAAACATATATCCCATCAGCTTTGGATTATCGTTATATTCCCATTGCTTATCGCTTAGGTTATATGCCATATTGACCATCGTATCTTCGTTACGACCTTCAAGCATATAATAATCAAGAGTATCGTTTACAGCCTGAGAAAACATTTTATAGAATTCAGTTGTTTCAGCAACCGGCTTATCGTAATCAAAATCTGGATTATAGTTTGAGAATACGTTGCCAGGTCTCATCCATTCGTGAAAGCCATCTTTTACTTGTTCTTCAGTTACGTCAAGCTCATCCCACGGAAATTCAATAGTCTGAATTTGCGTATCAGTTGCGATGCGTCCGATTACATCATAAGACAAAAATGGTTTGCCTTTTTCAATTGTATCTAATGAGTCATTAACATTCTTAGTAAAAATATCAAGGAAATCGTCAGCACGACGGCGAATCCATTCAAGGCTGTGCTTTTTTGCTAAATGATGATGAGGACCTTCTCGTAAAGTCAACGCATAACCTGCACGCCATATACCACCTAATGGAGTTGGATCAAACGGTGCAGGTGAAGTTTTTGCTAAGCTGAACGCTTCATTCATTTTGGATGCTTCTTTTAAGCGATCCATTGAAAAGATTATCCAATGCTTATACGTTGGGTGCCAAAAGAATCCACGCGGTTCGTTTTCAAAAAGAAACTCCGCGTGTTCATCCATTTTATAAAGGAACTCTGAACGAGTTATATCAAAATCAGTTTTTCTCATAATATAATAAAAGTTGATTAAAGGTCGGCAGTCTCAGGGGAAAAAGAAATCGCCCAACCGTTACCGGTCATTGTATCTTTAACTGTTTGAGAAACACCTGCCATGAGCGTTTTATATTCAGCCGCGGCGGCATCAGTAAAAGTATTTTGAACTGTCCATACTCCATCAGCAACTGATACCTCAGTAGTACGGCCGCCATCAACTTCTGCAGTTGCAAGAAAATCCTGTACATTTGTTGGCAACAATTCGCGCACATAACCCATTACCTGTGCTCTCGTTGCGTCAGGCATTGTAGCTGGGGGTGTAACTGTAACTGTTTGTGTAGGCATAATTTATCCTCCGTTATTGATTTATTTATTCTTCAAAGTACAGGCTAAAGTTTTTAGAAATAAAGTGTTTTATGACAGCCTTGTCTTCAATGTTTCTTGCGTTATATTTGTTCCTTGCGGCATACCATGCTTGATGACCTATTTCAAAAGATTTTATATTATCATAGTTATGTTGAGAATGCCAATGTGCTGCAAGTCTGAATACAGGAACGTTGTTCTTAATTGTTTTATAGGAAAAGATTGTTTCGTTATCGTACCCAAAAGATGCTCTTATATTACTAGGATACATGCTAAACTCATCTTCTTTAAGTTCTAACATTGTATCAAGCACTTCGTCAATATCTCCAAAGAAATCAAGTTGTTCCATTGATTTTTTATTGGCTATAATAACGCCAGTGTTATACGCGTAGTTTTCGTTTTCAATATCGTCGTTCGTTAGTAGTGCATGTGAATTCCAATACTTTGCTTGAGGATTACGAAAATCTTTATTATAGTTTACAAGATATTCAGATGACTTGCCATCAATTTTTAATTCCGCGGCAGTATTATAAAAACAACAAAGAGCATGGCTACAAGGAACGTGGTCAAACGCATCGGCATAACTTAAAAACAAACAGTCAAAGTCAACATACATTACAAGGTCGTAATCTTTTGTTAGCTTTTCAGTTAACCAAATCTTATATAAATTGATTACGTCATATTCTGATAATTGCGGAAAGCGTTTATAGAATTGTTCGTATTCTTCATTACGACCGATATGAACATAATCAGCACCGATGTGTTTAGCATAATCTTTATGATTATCTAATATTTTTTCTCGGTATTTGTTTAATTGTCTTTTTGCTATTGCGCTTTTGTTTTCAGGATTATCTGAATAACCTTTTGGATTATCGAGTCTTTCCTCAGGAATATCAATATGTAAAGAAAAAATCAGTTTCGTTTTATCTTTGAAAAACCTACCAAATTGTTTATTGATAATATGTAGGATCTTTCCTTCGTAACCTTCTGCTGGTAACTCCGAATAGATTTTATGCCATTCCTCATCCATTAGTACGTATGGGATGTTGTATTCTTCAAGGATGTATGAGAATATGCTTTCGTTATTTGGATAATAACTTAGCATAATTGTACCGAAGATTGCGTCGGTTGATAAAGCTTTATCTTTAATGTCTTCGAGCTTATTAATAATGGAAGGTAATCTATCAACAAACTGAATCTGTTTAATGTATTCAGATCTTGCTAACATAATGCCCGTATTCATTACGTGGTTATCCTTACCACCTAACAAATCTTTTGTGATATGATATTTAAGAGTAGGAGAACGTAATCCGATAACATCAAATAGCAAATCCTGCTTGTCCTTGCCAATAATATCGTAATCTTGATCTCTAATATAAATGCCTTTGCTTAGATCTAATTCTTCAAATACGTTTTCGTCTGTATTAAATACAACGTCCATATCAACGTACATTACTTCATCATATTCTTCAGCAAGGTTTGCCATCAAATGATGCTTATATAAATTGACCTTCGCAAATTCTAAATTTACATCAACCTCAAAATCCTTCATCGTATTGCGATAGAAAATAAATTCAACGCCGATCTTTTCAGCATAATCTTTTTTGTTTTGTAGCAGTCGGTCAAAGTATTCTTCAATGCATTTCTGTTTGGCAATGTCAGCCTGACGAGTTGCCTTCCAATCAAGATCAACCGTTGCCTGACTTTTATTGACTTTTTCGCCACGATTAATATCGTCGTAAGTTGTAAATATTACTCGTTTCATTTTCCTATTACCATATATCTTTCATATTTACCAGCATCAAGAGAACCTTTCCATTCAACCTTTCGAAGACCTAGCGAATCTACAAATTCATCAAGACTATTGTGTGTATTGATATGGGATTGGATTTCGTGATAGTTGTTACCTTGAAAACAGACTAAAGTATTCGGTGCTTTCATTCGGGTCATTAACAACAAATCTTCAGGCTCCATATGCTCACAGCTTGTATTAATAATTATATCACATTTTTGTATATTGTCAAATACCCATTCTTCAGCATCTTCAATAATACAATAGGTTCGGTCGCTTTCCATTCCTTGAAATAACAGTTTAGCAAAACGTGCCGTCTCAGGATCAGAATCAACGTTATGAATGTGCGGGTTTGTTTCTAATTGCTCTCGTAATAATAAACTGATTAATCCGTACCACGATCCAAGGACAGCAATGTTGTTAACCTTTTTATCTATGAATGGCATTAGGTTATTAACCAACCATTCCTTTGAAGCAAATTGGTTTTCGTTTACTGAATTGATAATGTCGTGTATACGAAAAAGGTCAACGTCAGGATTCCATTTACTTTTTTCATAAAGATCGTCAATGGCATTCAGTGCATTTCTATAAAGCAATTCTCGGTAATTCATATTCGATTCCATTATACATATCAATTGGTGCGATATAATTTTCGTTAGCTACACTGTTTACAATCCCGTCGGCAAACGTATCCAAAGCAAAACCTTCGTGAACGAGAAAGCGATCTATGCCTTTGTATTTTCGCATAAAGTAATCGCGGTTCGTCATAAAGTGATCCCATATATGAGCTTGCTGTTTTGCTGTCCACGTTATCACTGAGCTATTTATTTTTACGTCATAGGCATGTTTATCAAAATACATATCTTTTTTCCAATACGCATTGATAACTGTAAGATTATTCCATTTAATAAAATTAGATGGGTCTTCTTTAACATCCATATCCAAATCAAAAAATAAACACTTGCCTTTAACTGGAAAATCTTTACTAAACATCGCAAGCTTATTCCACCAAAACCTTAAAGATGGTTTTTTGAGTATTGGAATAATATTGATTCTTGCATCAATATGTTGCTTGTTTTCAGTATAGCAATAAAAATCTGCGTTGGGATAATATTTAACTAATTGCTTATAAAGTCTATTTACATGTAAAGCGCTATACTTGTCGCCGTGTTTTACAAATATAATACTATCAGGTTGCATGGTATGCTCTTAACTGATGACGCTTTTTAATTCTATTACTACAATTGCGTGCGCATTGTGGAACAGGGTTATCTCCTTCCATACTTGCTTGTAATTTTTTCGCAAACCATTCGCTTGTAATAATATCAGATAATGTAGTGTGAAATATGTTATACTTTTCTAAGTTCTGATTATAGTCATCAGCGTATATTTCGTGGCGTTCAATTTCACGTCCATATGTTTTATCAACTCTATTTTTATAATGGGCATTCGCATGGAAACAGCAAGGCAATACTTGTCCATCAGGATTAATCACAACCTCGTTACGCGGCCTTGCCCAACGGCATTTGATTTCATACTCGTTTTCAGATATATCTGTTCCTGATATTTTTCCGTCAGGTAAAGATTCCTGGTCGGCTCTTTCAAACGTATCTTCGTTTCCATTCTCATCAATAAACCGATCTACCCCATCTTGAGTATGGTCAAATCTATCTGATATAACAAACGTATGAATATCAGCGCCGTGTGCTTTAACTAATTCTTTGATCTGTTCTTTATAATCTTGATTGTGTTTAAACAAAACGGTTTGAGAACGTACCTTTGCGTTTGTATTGCTCAATGTTTCCATATTAGATAATACACGATCTAACTCAGTAAATCGTCGATACTTTTGGTGCATTTCCTGATCTATTCCATCAACTGCAAACACGACCTCAAGTTGAGAACCGCAGTATACTCCTAGATCCCACCACCAATCGTCATTACGAATACTACCATTTGTATCAATTGAAATAAAGCAAAAGTAATTGTTGTCCACAATATACTTACACATTTCAAATAGATCCTTTGCCATTACAGGATCACCCCAAGTTCCACAGAATTTAAACTGATTAACCTTCTTTACTTCATCTGGAGGAAATGCTTTTTTGAATGTTTCAAGATCCCATTGGATTAACGGAAGCCAACCTTGTTTTCCTAAACCATTTTTATCGGTACGATGGCACTGAGGACAACCCGCATTGCAATACGTTGAAATATCAAGAAAAACCTTGATACCTTCTGGACTCCATAACATATATCACCTACTGCATTAAATATAAAACGGATAAACCCTCAAGAATTGTTTGAGATCTACGCAATGCTTTTTTCTGATCTGTTGTGGCCTTCTTCATCAACTCACTGTCAATTGCCCACATCTTAAAACCAAATACTGCATCTTTGTTTTTGTTGTTATTAACAATTATATCCCAAAATTTTGAATGGTCAATAGAAAATTCAACAGTATCGGTTTTTCCTTCTTCGACCTTACTGATATTTTGATATGATTGTAAATTATGACGTTTCAGAACTTCAGATAAACGGATTTCAACTTCTTCATTAACAATCCGAGCAAAACGCTTACCGTCTGCTATACGCATCTCATCCGTAGCATTCATAATTTTTTCAACATCCCAACCGTCTGCCGCCAAAGCTTTATAGTCGGGATTGTGTTCGTTAGCAGGAATTACATATCCACGTATGCGATCTCCATCATTATATTCAACTCTGATTGTATTACATTCTTTGTTTATGTAATAGGCACGAGTTACCTTACCACTAAAATCTGCCATTATATAATCTCCTTATGCGCCGCCTTCCCATAATAGTCTGTAATATCCAGTTGCTTCAACGGTTGACTGGTCCTTTGAAAGTTGGAACGTAAATATTGACATGCCACCTGGATAAGTTCCTGGAGTTCGTAAATCTTCAATTACGAAATATCTGTTAGTCCCACCTGTGCTGTCAATTCTATACCAAGTATTTAAACTCCAACCGCCTTGTATTGTACCTTGGCCAGTTCTTGAAGTACAACGAACGTACCAAGTACCAGTTGGGTTTACAGTATTACTCCAAGGTTGGAATCGGCTTGTCACTGTTACTCGAGTATCAGTATCATCAATGTATGCAATCTTGCCGTCGGTTCTGAACATCCACCCAAGCTCCATACCGTTGGATCCGGGTAAAGGTATATCTCCACTTACTTTTGGTTGTGAAACAGTACCTTCAAGTTGTCCTACTTCCTCTAAAATATCTACAACATCAACTGACACTGCGACGTTTCCTGCAGAAGTTGCGAACGTACAAGTAACTGTTTCGTTTTCAGTTCCTGCATCATTTGCCAATGTGATTGATGTTGAGCCTGATGCACCACTGATTGTTACGCTGCCTGATAATTGTCCTGAGGAAAGATCGTCGGCTGTTATACCTGAAATGGTATAAGCAATTGCTCTACCATCCGGTACGTTGTTTGTATTAAGTGTAAATGTAACTGATTCGCCTTCGTTAACACTGCCTGATGGATTTGCTGATGCCGAGAACGTTTCTGTTTGGTCGGTTCCCGAAACATCACCACTATTAACAATTTTTAAATACCACGTATTCCTTGTGGTGACAGAGCCTGCAGGAACTTCTTGTGAATAATACGTATCATTAACTTGACGAGTCCTACGGTCAAATGAATTGTAATGAGTATCAGTCATACCTTGGCCGCTTACACGACCTTGTGTGCCATCTTGGTTTTCAATTTGATAACGAATCTGAGATCCTGACAATGAAACAATCGCATATCGCATATGGTATTGTAGCATAGAATTAAAATCAGCTTCAGTATATTGAACGATATCGCCATTAGTATCAATTTTAAAAGGCAAGCTTGCTTGTACTGCACTTGAATTTTTAACATACAAATACCAAGTGTTTTCTGTTGCAGGTTGGTCAAGCGGGTTTTCAGGAATAGTACCTGTTCTTATTGAATCGTCAGAAATTGTATCGGAAAAGACAGGGTTTGCACTAACTAAAGTAAAACCTGTTTTTGTTGGATAGTCGTCATAAATTGCGTACTGTCCTGCGCCTGCATAGTTTCCTGAACCGGTTGGTGCAAACCATTCCGCAATTGTCGGCGCAATAAAAGTATCGTAAAAATCTTGTCTTGTCATTGCGACAAATTCATTAGACGCATTTAGATATAAAGGATATGCAATATTTACGTTTGAATCATCCCACGTATTTGCAGGAGATGCCACGGATTGATCCATAGTATCCCATACGGTATCAATTGCCTGTACGTCAGGCCCATCTGGAAATCCTGTATTAGTTGATGCTGCCGCACCTGCTTGATACCTACGGTCAATCATTTGATTTAGATTACCGCTATTGGCAACCACACTAAGCGACACCGATGGATTTAAACTATATTGGTGAATTGCCTGTTCGCCGATTAATTGCATCTCGGCTGCCGACATGATCTGAAACTCATTCTGACCATTCAGCTTTAGAACAGTTGAACGGACAGCCATTAGCTACGGTCCTCGGCTCCATAAATTTCTTTTACAACAGTTCCCGCCGCATTCTTAACTACAAGTTTGTTTGCTCTTGCTACAAGATTGTCGTTAATTGTGTTGCTTGTTGTTGTATCAACATCGGCGATGTTTTCTAAATGCTTGTCATTGCTAATCACAATGTCATTTGCTACTTTAATTGGCATCTTTATCTCCTATCAGACGGTTATAAAGTTATTAGATTTATTTATAATAGACTTGTGTAACAAGAAATCGCTTTAAACAAAGACTCTTGCTTTCTTAATTCTTTCTTGGCATCCGAAGACGCATTCTTTACAGCTTCTTGTTCAAGTGCCCATAATTTAAATTTAAAAAGCTCATCTTTATTATCATCGGATTTTGAAATCATTTCCCAAACACCGGTGTCCAAAGATTTTTGAATCTCGGCCGATTTCGTTTCAGCTTCTAATTCTCTTGCACCTGCAGCTTGTAATCTTTTATTGAGTTCGTCAACCTTTTCTTTTAGTTTGATCTCAATAGTTTTATCAGCAAGCTCTTGTGCTGCTTTTTGAATAAGAACATTAATATCTCGAGAAGCCTGTCTTTTATATGCTTCCGTAGTTCTTACAAGTATTTCTTCTGTATATCCAGAAGCAACTAAATCTTGATAATCTGTATTGCTTGGATCAGCAGGAATGCTGTGAATGCGTATTTTCCCGTCCTGTCCTTTCCATTCTACTAAGACCGTGGAATATGAGGAATCTTCATATCTTGCGCTAATTGCTTGGTCTATAATTGGGTTATTCATATCTTTCTCCTATTATGACCCACCTTCGTAAATGTTTTTATAGTATCCTGTCGCCAAAATTCCTGGGATTGTTTGTGTAACTGCGAAGTATCCGCCACCTTGCGTTGTCCCAGCGTCATATGTGTAGTTATCCGAGCCTTGGACGGATGTCGGTATATCAATTTCTTGGTTATAAGTTTGATTGAATTTTAATGTCCCGTTCCAATAAACTCTTACACGCCATTCGCTAAAATCAATTTGCTCTTCAAGCCAGTAATATTCTGGTGATGATAAGCTATATTG